CACGCCGACAATTTTTACGCTTCATCATGTAAATTTTGATAAAGATCTTGTAAATGGTATGCTCCCACAGCCTCAATATGGTGATGTTGCAATAGCTGGTCCTTTGACAGGTGATTTTTCAGGATTGCGTGCTGAATGGAGAACTTCAGGAAATAGTAAGACCATGAAATTTCAGGTTTCTTCTCATCAGTCAGGTCATGAATTTTATCCCTTAGGTTATGATGCGACAACATCGACAACTGGTAGTCCTGTCGATTCCGATCCAATTAAATTGAATGGATTAAATAGCTCTCCGATTTCTGTTGCGTTAAATAATTTATATCCTTCGACGCAATTAAACCTTCCTGTTAGTGGTTCAGGTATGTCTATTGGTCTTTCGATTCTTGTTCTTCGTCAAGCTGAAGCCCTCCAAAAATGGAAGGAGATTACCCTTTCTGGAGACTCTGATTATAAGGAGCAGATAAGCAAGCATTGGAATGTGCCTTCGTCACAATATAATTCTTATCGTTGTCAGTATCTTGGAGGCTTTGCTCGTAATCTTGATGTATCTGAAGTAATTAACACCAACCTTCAAGGAGAAGATGGCGTCGCTGATATTGCAGGTCGTGGCCTTTCTGCTTCTAATGGTAAGATTAATTTCAAGAATCACGACCTTTATGGCTTGATAATGTGTATTTATCATGCTAAGCCGATTGTCGAGTGGAATTCTGTGAATATACTTCATCCCTGTTTAACTAAGGTTAAGGCTACCGATTATGCTATACCTGAGTTTGATAGTATAGGTATGCAGCCGTTGCTTCGTCTCAATATCATGTATAATGGTAATTCTCCCCTAGTTCCTGCTGGCTATGTACCTCGTTATGCAGAATACAAGACGGATTTGGATTTGTACAAGGGCTCTTTCGTGACGACGAATGTCAATTGGGTTTTGCCACATACTCTTACCACGGTGTCTCAAACTCAGACACCTCTTACTTATCGTGCGTATAAAGTTCCGCCTAAAATTTGCGATAATATGTTTGTGGCACAAGCGGATAGCACTGTTGCTTCTGACCAATTATTAAATACAATTTATTTTGATGTGAAAGCTGTCCGAAATCTTTCTCGTGATGGCATGCCGTATTAATATGAAAAAGGAGTATATTTGGCTTTTGATAGCCGCTTTGTGTTTGGTGATAGGTGCATGCACCATTACTATTCAAATTCAGAGGGATAATACAAACAGTAGTTTTGAAAATTCTTCTACGAGTTCAAATAGTGCAGATTCTGCAAGTGTTGATTTAAAAATTAATTAGTATGTTTCAAGAAATAAGACCTTTTGGTACAATCCTTCAGGATATTACTGGTCCTGATACGATATCTATTGTCACGCAACCTACGGAACTTGATGATTTTTATCATGAGACCATTGAAGTTTCTGAGAAGGAGTCTATAACGTTTATAACCACAGACATTTCCTTACTGTTTAATCAGCAACGTTTAATGCAAGCCTCTCCTTTAGCTTTAGATCGACTAGTAAATAATCTCAAATCTGCTCGACCCGATTCCCTTAAAGGATTCACGGATGAACAGCTCGCTTCTGCCGTCAAATCTCGTTATATTCAGTCTGCCGCAGACATGCAGGAATATATGCGTTCTGTTATGATGAATACAGATGAGGAAATTCAGGCTATACAGGCAAAAGCTGCAGAAATACAAGCACAGCAGGAAGCTTCGTCTCAGGATTCCTCTGAGTCTGTAGGATGAGTTTTTGGTCTGCTTTAGGCGCTGGCATTTCTGGTCTATTTGGCATAGGTTCTTCCGCAATGAATGCGGCATCTCAGAATCAAGCTAATAAATACAATCTTCAAGCACAGCGTGAGACGAATCGAGCAAATATGGCGATAAACCAATCTCAGCTTGATTACGCACAGAAGATGTATCAAGACCAAGTTGCGCAGCAATGGAAGATGTTCAACACTACGAATGCATATAATTCACCTGCAGCTCAGAAGCAGCGATATCTTGATGCTGGTCTTAATCCGTACATAATGATGGGTTCTCAACCTGCCGCTTCGGCATCTTCTATGCCAGCCGCAGGAGTTCCTGCTCAGTTGCCAATGCAAGCTGCTCGGATGGAAGCCTTTAATCAGTGGAATCTCGGAAAAGGACTTAGCGATGCAGGAATGTTTGCAAGTATAGATGCAACGATGGCGAACGTTGCTAAAACGAAAGAGGAAACTCAAGGTGTAGCTCTTCAGAATGAATATTTCAGGCGAAACGCAGAGGCAGATCTTGCCATTAAGGTTTTAACGGCCGATGGTCTTGATGAGGATAAGAAGTATAAAATTTTGAAGAACAATCTCTTTGAGGATACCTATGAAGCTCAGAAGCTTAAGGCTAGACTCGAGCCTCATGCGATGCAGTACACGATGAATCATCTTCAATCTCAGATAGATTTAAATCAGACGATGAACCAGATTGAACGATTAAATCTAGAAACAGGCCGTAAGATGCAACCGTTGCAACTTGAAAGGGCTGCTCGAGAGATTGATGAGATTTGTTCTCGCCGTGATTTAAACTACGCTCGCAAGAGAGAGGCTGTTGCCAATGCTCTTGTTCAAGGTCAGAATTATGCAAACATGCCGAAGTACAAAAAAGAAGAAGTTGATAGAATTGCCGCTTCTATTGTGTCAGACCATGTTGTTATGCCTGAAGAGTGGACTCAGACATTCCGAGGCATTAATGATGTACTGGACGCCGCAGGAAAGGCCGCAGACATCTTTTCTATTGGTCGATTTTTTCGCCCAAAAGGCAAGAAAGCTTCGCCCGTTGAAGGAATTCCCGCCCCTGTTTGGTACCAGTAGTTTCGTTTCGTTGAGTAGGAGAGCATTTTGCCCTCCTACTTTTGTATGGTAACGCGTCCTGCATAGCCCTCCAAATTTTTTTTCTTTTTTCTTTTGACAAGCGACAATTAGGCATGGAGTAGATTAGGACAATCAGTTGGCATAATTTAATAGAAGCGTAGCGCCTGTTAAATTATGGTAACGCCTATTGGCCTAATATACGGAATACCTACCTTTGCTTTTCAAAATAAATAAGAAAGAAAATTTCTCAGCAGCAAAGGTAATTTCGTATGCCATTTGCTACCATTAGCACACCATAGAACTGCGCGCCGTCCGCATGGTCCTGTCCGACCTGTATGCGGTGTGGCCGTAATGAAGCGTAGCGTAGTTGTGGCCACACCGCATACAGGTCATGAGTTCCTTCCCAACAGCCACGCTGGAGTAGCTGTAGGCCAGCATGACCCCTGTAAGATCTTTTTACCCAATCGACTAGACCTTAGCCTCTGAAAGAGGAAGCGTTTGCGACACCGATGCGCCTCTATCTCCTCTTAAATTCGGATTATGAAATCACCACTATTTCCGGAACGGCAAAATCTTCCCTCATCAATTTTGCTCTCTCCCCTTGGCCTACTTATGAAATAGTGACTATTATATTTGTGTGTTTCAAAATAAACTTCTATATTTGCATCATGAGTTGTCTACATCCTATAGAAATTGTGAATGCAGCAGGTAAACTCCTTAAAGTTCCCTGCGGAAAGTGTTATGCTTGTTTAAATAAGAAACGCTTTGATAATCAAGCAAAGGTTGATTTACACATGCAGAAGCATAAGTATAACCTGTTTTTCACGATAACTTATTCCGATAGGTATCTCCCTACGTACAGGGTAACTCATGTGTCTAATTCGCGTATGGTAATAGAGCAACAGACAGATCGTCAACTTTTTAACGATGTTTTTATGCGCAAACTTTGTTTTTCGTATAAGACAGAGGAAGATAAACGTTTATATGAACTTCCCTTTCAGCGCAAGTATCATCCTACTCGTAAAAATAGACGTGCTCATGTAGGCACTCATTTTGATTTAATTCATCAGCGTAATGCTTTTGGTGTACTTTCAAAAAGAGACATTCAATTATTTTTAAAATCAATACGAAATGAAACAGTTAGAAAGAAAAACCTTGGAATTCTCCGAGGTGATTGTAGATTCACCTACTACATTTGTGGCGAGTATGGTCCAGAACGCTTTCGTCCGCATTACCATGGTATCATCAGCACCAACAATGAGAGTTTCGCAAAGTTCTTATCCGAAGCTCTTCCTAAAATTTGGACAATGGGTGATTTGCGTGTCGAGTATTCCAAAGGAAACTCCGCTGGAAACTATTGTGCAGGATACGTTAATAGCTTTGCACGCTTACCTAAAATACTCAGCTACAAACGTTTTAGACCTTTCGTTCTCCACTCTACGTACTACGGTTATTCACCGGATAAAGACCTTGATAAAGATATCTCAGAAATTACCTATCAATACCTTGCTGAACGAAACTATGTTGTTAATGGTAAGCCACATACAATTTCTCCCTCCCTTTCGTTTCAACATCATTTATTCCCCCGATGTTTTAGATATGACGAAAGCCCTTGGTACATCCTTTACTTACGGTATACACTCGTATCTCGACTGGGTGATGCGATTGAGCGAGAGACAGGACAATACCCAAACTCAATTTCAGAAATGATTTCATATTTAGAAACAGGTAGAACAAAGTATGACATATCTATTGCTTCTGGTGGTTTCACTCTTGATTATCTTTTTCGTGGCAGCTCTAATATATCTTCTGCTGTCCGTTCGGGACTCTACCTTTCTTCCCGCTTTTTTCGGTTGTGTGACCGCTACAATCGTACTCCTCGTGAGTATTTTGATATTATACGACAGTATTACAGAGACAAATCTTCTTCAGAATATCTTCAATTCTGTAGGAGTAGAGCTAATCGTTCCGTAGATTACCCTTTAAAGGATTACGTCTTCGACTATTCAAATGTCTCATCGGAAGAAGATCCGTCTATATATTTAAAATCTGATATTTTAGAAAAGAAAACCTCATTCAAGAGACTTTTCTACCTTTCTACATTTTTAGGTGAGGATTTTTACGACTTGGTTAGACACAATAACTCATATCGGAATAGCTATATGTATAAAACTCTATACATAAATCATTCTCGAACTTTTGAAAACTCTATAAAACATAAAAAACAAAATGAGAAAAACTGCGTTTTTGAAGGAAAAAGCTGTAGTGCTTGATTTTAGTGAATTCCCGGACAGGGAATCTATTGAATATTTGGCCCATGTATCATTTCAAGGTAGGCCTTATGATTGCATGGTGTTTCAGAGTTTTGATATGCTTATCGAGTATATTCGCTCTCATGAGCGTTACGGTTTGACGTATGATATTGTAATGCGCGCTACGACAGAATACGAATGCTGTATGTCTTTTGATGGTGAAATACCTTTTTAATAATTAAATTTTATCACTTATGGCAAATATCATGGATTTTAAGTCGGTGAGAAACAATGTTCATCGCGCTGGCTTTGACTTATCTTCCCGAATGTGCTTTACGGCTAAGGTTGGAGAGATGCTTCCTGTTAAGCATTGGGATTTACTCCCTGGTGACTCTTTTAAGATCGATGGAAAGAGTTTTATGAGGACTCTTCCGGTTCAGAAGGCAACCTTTGGTCGCGTTCGTGAATATTACGACTTTTATTTTGTTCCTTACAACCTCCTTTGGGATAAGTTTGAGTCATGGATTGTTCAAACAAAGAATGCTTATCATGCGAAGTCTAATTTGACTGCTGCAGACAATTTTACCACTTCCCCTTATTTTACGGATACTGATATTGTTGGCGCTTATTCTTCAATGGGTTCTGCAGAATCAACTGCGTATTTAGATTATTGGTATCAAGGTACGGACAAAGCTAAATGGGCTCAAGGAGATATGGCAAAACTTCTTACGTATCTTGGATATCCTGTTTCATTAGCTCCGGCAGGTGCAGGCAAAGTTGCACTCAATCCCTTCCCTCTTTTAGCGTACCATAAAATATATCAGGACTATTTTCGGTTTAGTCAGTGGGAAGATGCTGCACCTTGGACTTACAACTTAGATTATATTCTTTCAGAAGACAAGCTTCATATGGATATTTCTGGTATGATGTCTGGTCGTACATCTAACACGCCGACAATTTTTACGCTTCATCATGTAAATTTTGATAAAGATCTTGTAAATGGTATGCTCCCACAGCCTCAATATGGTGATGTTGCAATAGCTGG